TAGTTGTTACAGGGACACTCGCTCCATAATATATAGCCGCACCACCAAGACCTGTGGCCGTTCCGGGCCTTACCGCATAAGGATAACTCTTTTCATAGTATCGTTGGCACGTCACCAACTCCTGATCGAATGACCGCATCACTAACGGCGACCTTGCGGCAGACGGTGCTTCGTTGCCGGGGAGGACGATGACACCTGTGATACGGAATACATCCGATGTTGCAGCCACGCCGTTGATCTGACCGGGACCGGCAAAATAGTTTCCTGCCAGCCATGTATTTGCCGATGGTGCGGTAAAGGTGCTGCCAACGCCGACCGCAAAAATAATCTGAAGCCCGGCTGTGTTGTCGGTATTCCAAGTCCCGGTCACGTCACCGGGAATTGTAACGATGTTGAATTGCGCTGTGTCGGCAGCGGCCTGCGTATAGGTGAAAGCGTATACGCGATTGTTTGGTCCGTTGCGGATGGTTCCGCTGTAGACGCCGATACGGTGATGTGAAGACCAGAAGCCGAGCGTGATCGGCTGCGCATTTGCAGTACCCCACCCCAACCGCGCAATGCGATAGCCCTCGATTGAATGACGGACCATTGTGTAATCACCGGCACCAAGCGATCCCGCCGCTGTCTGGACTGACACAAAGAGAAAACCCGGAAAACCGGGAGCCATAGCGGCCACAGCGGTTGCTCCGGTTACGGCCATCGCACCGCTAAAAAGAACCATCCAGCCATCACATATGTAAGTATTATTGGTAGCGGTTGTACCGCTGGCACCGCGTTCTTGACTAACCTCAAACCCGCCATTGATCTGCAATCCTGAGTACGCCATCGCGTCGAACGGGGCGGCGTAAATGTTTTGCCGCGCCTGTTGCTGCTGCGGTGCGGTTAAGGATTGCGAAATGTCGTAGCGCACAACGGTACTGTTGAGCGCGTAGGCGGACGAATCCGGCACCGCCATCGCCGTCACCCATTGCGTGGTGTTGCCGTCGTTGTAGCGCACATAGAGCGTGCCGGTGTCGCTCTCCCACCACATCGCATTGTCAACGGCGCCCGCCGGCGCATTGTCGGAAATAAGAAGTGCCGGGCGGCTATCGACGTACTGCTTGCTTGCGGCGTGCAGGTTGGCGGTCGGATTGCCCGACAGCGTCAGCAAGCCGGTCATGGTCGAACCGGCCTTGGCGACGTAGGCATTGTTGGCATTGCTGACGGCAGCGGCATCGGCGGCGGTGAAGGCGGCGGTGACAGCGGCATCGCCTGCGTCGGTGTATTGCTTGGTGGCGGCGCCCAGCGGCGCGGTCGGGTCGCCCGACAAAACCAACAAGCCGGTCATGGTATCGCCGGCGGTATCGACGGCTTGGCTCTGGTCGAGATAGACCGCCCAGTTGGTCGCGTTGAAGGCGCCGGGACTAATCGCGACCTTGGCGCGGTAGAGCACGCCGGCGTTGATGACGAAGTCGCCGATGGCGTATTGTGCGCGCGCATCGAAGAAGCGCACGCCTATCAGCATCAAGGGATTGCCGAGCGAACCTGAATTGGCGTCGCCGACAACGATCTGCCGGTTGGCGGTGTTGACGGCAATTTCACCCGGCTCGATTGGTGACGGGAACGGAGTGGCCGGGTTGGACGTGCGCTGGTGGCGATAATGCGAGGTCATAATCTCAGTCTCCTATGTCGGTCGGTGCCGACTGCTGTACCGGCGGTTTCTTTTTGTTGGACGGCGTTTGTGTCGTCGTCTGCGCTGGCGGCGGCGGATTGTTGGCGTCGTAAGTGTCCTTGATGGTGTGGGCGCGATTGTTGCCGAGAAGCGCGCCGCCATACATGCGCACGACATTGTCGGGCGTATCGGGCGGCAAGCCATAGACCGCCGCGAGCTTGGAACGCGGCGGTGTATTGGGTTGCAGCGGCAGCTTGCCGGGCCACTGATCCATCAGCCGACCTTGTCGCCGCCCGGCGCCGATTCCGGGTTGGGTGCCGGCGACACTTCCGGGGTGGCGAACGGATCGACTTCCGGCGTCGTCTTGGGCGCCTGCCGTTGCGGTTGCTCTTTATCCCCGCCTTTCTTTTCTTCCTGCTTATGCGTCGTCATGCCTTTTTCTCCTCCGCTTGCTGCGTGACTTTCCCTTGATGGCCTTCTTTGCTGCCTTGCGCTTTTGCTTCGGCATCCTTCGCTCCTGTTTTGCTACGCTGCGACGTAGCGGTGAACGTGAAGGTGAGTTCGTTTGAAATCGCCGAGCCATTGCGGACATTCACCGCAACGTCGTCGGGATTAACGAACAGCGAACACTTCACGATGGTCGAAACTTCGGTGGGCGAAACGAACGTGGTCGGCTCATCAAGGCCGCCAAACATCAGGATGGAATTCGGCAGGTAGCCGTCGCCGGTCACTATCAGGGTTACATCGCTTGCATCACCGGCGACGGCTGTAGACGGGGATAAAGAACTGATGACCGGCGCGACATCGGGCACCGGCGCGCCGGGATCGACCGGCTCGCCGTCGATAAGAACACTACCCGGCACGTCGGAGGTGACGCGCACCGTCACCGGCCCGGTGATGTCGGCGGTTTCGCCGTCCGCCACCTCGATCTTGGGCGAGTCGATTGCCGTGCCGCCAATCGACACGGTGGTCGGCGTGCCGCCAACGATACGCAAATAAGCCGGGCCGCTGACGGCGGCGGTCGAACCTTGCGGTACTTCGATGCGGACCATGATTGTCCTCCCTAAAACGTTCCGGCGTCGATGATGGACGGCAGCAATGTCGCCGGGATCGGCGGCAACAGGCTGACCGGGATCGGCGGCAAAATGAGCGTGCTGATGAGGCCGTTGCCGGCGGTTTTGACCATGCGGTTGGCGTCGAGCGCGGTGTTGCCGGACGGCGTCACGATGGCGATGGGATCGGCGAAGTTGGCTTCCGGGATGCCAAGCTGGCGCATCTGTTCGTCGCGCAGCGTGTTGGGCGACACAACCTTGAGGCCATCGGTCCCGGCCGCCATGTCGGCGTCGGTGGCCCAGTCGATTGTGGCGCCGCCGCCGGTCGATTGCGCGGCGAATATGGTCGTGATGGCGTTGTCTTGCGGGCGCGGTGTCTCGGTGGTGAGCACGGTGTCGGAAATGGCGTTGACGGTGGTCGGCACCCAGCGGGCGACGCGCGCGTTCTGTGTCATGGCGGCGCCGTCCCCGGCTGGAACCAGACCATCCAGATGTGGGCATCGGCGGGAGGCGCCACGCCGAAATGCACGCTGTTGCCGGTGGCGGTGAAGTCCTTGCCGGCTTCCTGAATGACGCCGTCCTGCGACAGCGCCAGTTGCGCGCCGGTGCCGACATTGGCATCGACGATGGCGCCAACCGCGTTCTGATATTTCAGCGGAAAATTCTGCGTGGTGCCGTCCGGGGTGATGGGCTGGATTTTCCACGCCAGCACCGCGCCCGGCGCCACGTTTTCCGGCGGCACCAGCAAGTCCCACTGGATGACGGAACCGACGGCGACATCGCCGGTCAGCGTCAGTTTGTTGGCGGCCTTGTCGATTGCAAAGTCATGGCCCTCGACCAGCTTGACGCCGTTCAAGTGAACGTCGGACGGCGAGGTTTGCACCGATGGCGCCATGCCGTTGTCGTCGGCGCCTGAGAACACCGTCTGCCCGTTGGTGGCAGCGGTATAGACAAAGCGCGAGGCGTAACCGTGCGCCAGTTGCGAGGACGGTATCCACGCGATGCCGTTCCAGACGTAGAGCAGGTCATCGGAGGTGTTGAAGTAGAGCGAGCCGGGCGGGATCGGATTTGGCGCGTTCATGCCGTTGTCGGGATTGACTTCGCCCGGCAGCGGCGGCTCTGCCCAGCCGCCCAGATAGAACGTCGAAAGGCCGCCGACCAGTTGCTGGGCATAGATCGCCCACCACTTCGCCGACCACAGCCCCGCCATCTGTGAGCCATGCACCGGCTGGTAGTAGAGGCCGTGCGGCCATTTGGAACCGGCGATGTAGGCCGGCGCGTCGGCCGGGTTGACGACGGGACCGGCGAGGAATTCGGCCCATTGCAGCGCTTCGTCCTTGGCGGCGATGGCGTTGTCGGCGTTGGCCTTGGAGTAGTTTGCCCAGTTTTCCGAGTCGGTGGCGAAGGTGTCGGCGTCGTTGGCGGCTTTTGTATTGGCGCCGCTGTGCTGCTCGATGATCTGGCGCAGCGCGTTGAGGCCGTTGACCAGTTCCTTGGCGACGCTGACGGCGGCTTCGGCGTCCTTGGCGTAGAGCGCGGCGTTCTTTTCGTACTCCTGCACGTTCTCGGCGGCGTGACGGATGGCCAAGCGCACCGGCTCGACCGTCTTGGCGATGGCGTCGGTCACTTCGGCGATGAAGTTGTGACGGAAATGTTCGGGGCCGACGCTCTGCGGCTTGAGCGTGCCGTTCGGCTGCCTGATTTCGGCGAGCGCGTCCTGCGTGGTCTGGATGGCTTGGGTCAGTTCGATGAACATGGCATCGAGGCGGTCGCCGGGATGCTGGTCGCGCGGGTGCGACTTCGTCCAGTCGGTGAACGAGAACGAGCGGGTTGGCCGCTTGATGACCGTCACGATTGGGTCAGTGAGGCTTCCGTTTCAGTACGCTGGAATGCCTAGAGCGCTGCGCTGCCGGCGCGTGACGAGCAGTGATGGTTTTTAATACACCCGTTGCTTGAAAACTGGAAGGTTAACGCGGACGCCGCCCGGACGGCAGCGGCTTCGGCTTGGGGCCGGTCGGGATGGCCGAGAGGTCGGCGATGGTCACATCAAGCGCCTTGGCGATGCGGTCGAGCATGGCGACGGTGGGGTTTTCCAGACCCCGCTCAAGCCGGCTGACGTAGGAGCGGTCGGCGCCTGAATCGGTCGCCAATTGCTCCTGCGACAGCGCCTTTTCGACCCGGATGCGGCGCACGTTCCAAGCGATGCGTTCGTTGCCGTTCTTTTTCATGCTCAGAGGGTGACATTGCGGGCTGTCTAAAACCATGTTCCTTAATGCCACCATTACACCTCCTTGCGCGCGAACTTTTTATGGCTTCACCCGGTGCTAAGGGTGCATTATACTACACCTATATAGTGAGAGGGTGAGAACAATGCCAAAGCTGTTTCCGATCCACATTGAAGTCGAGGAAATGTATGTCGGGCGGGTTTACCGGATGCTCGACAACATGGACGGTGTCGCCAAGATCGTGCTCACCGGACTGAGCGAGAAGACCAAGCCGAACGGTCACGCCGAAGCGCGCAAGGGCGCGCCGCGCGGACCCTACAAGAAATACGAAACCACCGGCGACGAAGCGCTGTTCAAGGTCATGCACGGCAAGCCGCCGATGACGGTGTCGCAGATGGCCGATAGCTTTGAAGCGATGGGCCGCTCGCCGGTGTCGGTGCATTCGCTGGTTCACAAGCTCAAGAAGGCCGGTGATCTGGTGGCGCGCGAGGACGGCAGCTACGCGCTGGCACAAAAAGTGCGCGACAAGCTGCGGCACAGGAAGGCTGCGAAGAAAAAAAAGTAAGACGGCGATGAAAAAGGGGTTTGATGATGGCAAGAACCTACATCTATCGCAGCTATCGCTTCATCGACAAGGACCCGATCATCGACGCGATGCGCACGGTGGTGCAGGGCGAACACCTGAAGAATTCGGCCGTGCATTCCATCAGCGGTGTGGCGACCGCCACCTTGGACAACTGGTTTAACGGGGCTACGCGGCGGCCACAGAATTCAACGGTGATGGCGGCGATGACGGCGCTGGGCTACGGGCGGCGTGACGAAATCATGCCCGATGGCCGCATCGTGCCGGGCTTTACCAAGCTGCACCGGAAAATCGACTACCGCGAAGAAATGATCCGGCAGGCGGACTGGGTGATTAAACACGCGCAGCCAAAAAAGAAGCGCGCGAAGAAGAAAACCAACGGGCACGGCTGAAGCAAAGTCGGCCCTTGAAAGTCGGAAATGGCGTGGATGGAGCGGCGCATGTTGCTGGCTCTGCTGTCGCAGCGTGACAAAAGTTTGCCGCTGGACCGTTTCCGCGTGCGCGCCAAGGCCATGCTGGTGCGCCTTGAACGTGGCGGTGTGGTCGAGGTCAACGCGGTCCACGTTTCATTAACGCCCCACGGTGTCCTCATCGCTAGGCGGATGAAAAAACGCCGCGCAGAGAAAGCCAAGGACGGCGCCAGTGGACATCGAGGCATAGGCGACAAGGGCGACGTTGAATGAAGTCATGGGCAATGATCCCTGCCCCAGCGTCGTGTAGTTTAATCGCGTTGACCGGAAAGCGGTGGTGGGCTGGTGGGGGTGTGGAATGTTTCACGGGCAACAGCGGTTAAGGAGCGGTTTATGAATGCACAGGTGAAGGCGGCCAGCTTTGTCAACGCGCTGGACCAGTACCTTGCGGCGCGCGAGGCGGTGAAGGACGGCGGGACCAGTGAAGTGTCATCACGTCGCGCCTATCTGGTGGCGATGACGGCGGCGCTGCTGAAGGAGTGATTGTGAAGCTGGACATCGTTGAACGGTTGATCGCGTACCGCGACCGGGTTGGACGGTCGCGTCATGGCCGTGAACTGCTGGCGGATGCGTGCAATGAAATCATATTGTGGCGCGGTGCCGTGATCGAAGCGCATCGGGCCTTGATGGCGGGTCGGGCTGATGCTGCGGCCAAGATCATAAAGGATACGATTAAAAATGCTCGGCCCGATTGATGCCGTCGATGTCGCGATTGGTGTGACGATGCTGCTGGTGATCGCGTTCGGTAGCTGGTGGGTGTTGGGATGAGAAAAAGCAGCGCGTTCACCTTCCGCGTCACCGACGAATTGAAGGAAAAGCTGGTGATCGCGGCAGAGCACAGCGGCCGCACGATGTCGGAGGAAGCGGCGTTTCGATTGTGGGTGATGTCGCTGCCGTATCCGCTGTGGTGCGCTGTCATTGCCAACAGCGAATTGTGGGAAGGCAACCGCAAGGCCAACAGGAAACGCAAACGCAAATGATAAAACTTTGGAGCATAGCCAAGGACGGCGACAACACGCGCGAGGTCTGGCTGAACGCCGCACACATCATCGGCGTAGAACTGGACGATGGCGTGACGTGCATCACACTGGTGGGACCGGCGCGCATGTACGTCGCGGAGAGTGTCGAGCGTGTGGTTGAACTGGTGAGCGCGGCGAAGTGACAGCGCTGTTTGAATTCAAATGCGACAGGTGCGAACAGACCATCGCGCTGCCGGTGCAGTCGGTGATGTGGAAAATCCAAGTGCGATGCCCCGACTGTTTGAACAAGCAAGAGGCGAAGGTGTTTCACCGCCGAATGGACCGCATCGAGGGACACCTGAAGCAAACGGCGCGCGGCAGACAAGTGCTGCGAGAGTTGAAAACCCGGTAGCAAAATTTAGTCAGTGAGTGTTGCGGTCGCCAGCGTTCCTCAAGTCGGGGGGATGGCAGGGGTCGGTTTTGATTTTTTAGAAAGCCTTGCAGCGCAGTGATTAATACGTGCTGTATGCGACACAGTATCGGACGATGCTGTGTCGCATCAATGCGCGCTTTTCAGGGGTTTGTTTGGGGACAAGCCGCACGCGCACTGATGCAACGTGTTATTGCAGCGCTTGTTTACAGTGCATCGTCAATTGTCTTTTGCGTTCGCAGCTATTTCGGAGTCGAGTTCTTCAATCGACATTGCGCTTGCTGCTTTGCTTCCATCGGCGCGCGAGTCGCTGCCATAGAATTCTGCAAGTGTACGGCCGGCGCTTGCACGCGCTGATGCCGGCGCTTTGCTATCCTTTAAAATGGTCAGTAGTTCTTCCCTAATTACGTCAGCTAGGGTACGAGGTACTCCGCGCGGCATTCTTCAAAACCTTTAACCGATTGTGGTGGCGTGTTTTGAATTTATCACGGCGCTTTAATGCCGGCGCGTGCATTCTGCAAAACCTTGAACCGTTAACAGCTAGGCCTTTGCACGGTGATCCGTTTGCTTTTAACCGTTCACACGTTCGCCGGTTCGGAATTCCCGGCAATAGCTGTGCTCTCAGTCGCGAGAGCTTCCAAGCTACATTCCCACTACCCGGTGATGCCATTACAGACTCTCAGGACAGTTTGTGTGGACGGTCCTTGGACAGAACACACACACTAGTGTGTGTGTGTGTTCTGTCCAGAGAGGGACAAACAGACACAACTACTTCTGTCCTACTTCTGTCCTACTTCTGTCTTTTGACTAAGGCATTGCACCATAAGCAACTTACAAAAAGCGTTCTGTCCGGCCGTTGTAAACAGCTTGCAACAGCGCACAAAAAAAACGAAAAGCGGGACAGAATTCACTTCTGTCCCGCCGTGCTCGCTTCGTTCACGTTTCTTTAACCTTAGACTGGCGCGCCGTTTGCCTTTAACCACTCAGTCAAATCGGCAATTGCCGCACCGCTTGCCTTTGCGTTCCAGCGCTTGCCATAGTCCTTGCCGCAAATCTTACCGGCCGTGGCCAGCATGTTGGCCGGGCTATAAGCGCTGTTAACCTTCATCCCCGTCTTTGCGTAGAACATCATCGCGCGCCGTACCGCCATTGCGCCGAACACATACGGCGGGCTGGTTGGATAGGCACTCATCGCGGCACCATCTGCAAAAGGCTTAGGTCGAATGCCTGTGCTCCAGCCAGTGCCTTGCCGGCCTCTCGGATAAGGCAACGCGTTGGCACTACCTCATCGACGAATTCGACGACATAAACCGTGTCGCCAAGTCCGCCGCCGGATTGAATGACCCGGCACAGGTCGCCCAATTTCGGCCGGACATGCTTAAACTTTTTCTTCGCTGCCATTTGGTTGGTCCTCTTTGGTTGGTCATCATCAGTGGCGGCCTAACCGCCAGACGGGGCACCCTGCCCCGTTTCGACCTAGTAGGCCTTTAGCGCGATGAATGCGTCGCGGAAAAACGAGGCCGGCACTTGCGGATAAATCCGCGCGGCGTCGAACAGCATCGACAGTGCGGCGGACTTGTCGCCCTCGCATTCATTGAGCATGGCGACTGCGTATTGCTTGGCATCTTTAAACATGGCGTTTGGTCCTTTTTGCTAGTTCTCAGTTGGTTGACGTTTTTAACATCCGGCCGCCATGCTGTCAATAGGTGTATATGCTCAATTAGTCTAATAGGCCAAATCGACCCTACAAGCCTTTAAAAACCCTCCCCGCTACATCGGCCTATCCATCGGCCTTTAAACCCGCCCACGGCCATCCTTGCGGGTCATTGTAAACCGTTCGTAACCCTAGTCAATTCGCCACTGTTATGGAACATTTAGACCATATAACCCTATTGACACCATACACGATAAGGGCATATAACCATCACATCGACCAACCAAGGACCAAGGACCATGAAAAAAGACTTGTACCAGACAGTAACAAACCGAATTCTTTCGGAACTGGAAAAAGGAACCGTGCCATGGGTGAAGCCATGGGCGGCAACGGCCGGTGCCAACCAGCCTTGCAATGCGGACACTGGCCGCCCCTATTCTGGCGTCAACATCATTCTGATTTGGCAAGCCATGGCCAGCAATCCCGCGTGGACTACCCCACGCTTCCTGACGTTCAAGCAATGCCAAGCGCTTGGCGGACACGTTCGCAAAGGCGAACACGGCCTACAGGTCTATTTCGTCAAGCCACTACTGGTTAAGGGCAAGAAAGAACAGCCAGCCGGTGATGAAGAATTGAAGCGGATAACGATGCTTCGCGAATTTACCGTTTTCAACGTCGCCCAATGCGACAACTTGCCGGCGCGTTGCCTTGGCTCAGTCGCACCCAAAGTCAGGAACAAAGACGGCCGCGACTCTACCGTTGACTCATTCATTGCCACGCTTGGCAGCGACTTGAGGCATGGCGAGGACCGGGCTTACTACGCTTCCAGCCATGACTTTGTGATGTTGCCCAACTTCCAAGACTTCAAAGGCGCGGACCATTACTATGCGACAAGCTTCCATGAACACGGCCACTGGACTGGCGCGGAAAAGCGGCTTAACCGCGAATTCGGCAAGCGCTTTGGCGACAAGGCCTATGCGGCGGAAGAACTGGTAGCGGAATTAACAGCCGCTTTCCTTTGCGCGGAATTCGGCATTGATGGCGACTTGCGCCATGCGGCCTATGTGTCGAATTGGATAGCGATTCTAAAGTCCGACTCCAAAGCATTCTTCACAGCGGCAAGCGCTGCACAAAAGGCCGCCGACTATATGCGCGGCCTTGCCCTTGCGGAACCGCTTGCAGTGGCGGCCTAGTCGCTATCTAGCACGGCCGGCGCAATGCCGGCCGTGTCGGGATAGCATCTAACCGCTATCGACCAACCAAGGACCAACGCTATGACCCTCACAAAGCGATTACAGGCTGATAAGGCGCGCACCATGCGCGACCCCACCAGAAACGAAATGCTTACCTTTCTCACCGGTTTCTATCCCGGTGAGGCCGACCAATTCGATCGCGAGGCCGCAATATACTGGTTTGCAAACGACTGGCATGGCGGCCAGTGGTCCAACCTTTACGCGGCCTTGTGTGCCTCGATGTACCGGCCGGGACTGCATACAAGCGGCCTCATCCCCGACAGCATGGCGCAATGGCTCTACGATGAATTGCAAGCCCGCTATGCCAGCAAATAACATATGCCCCTATTGACATCATAGCCAATAGGGGCATATCACCATAACGGACCAAGGCAGAATACCAACCAAGGAACAAGGACCATGTTTACGCTGAAATTAGAAACGGCCAATGCAGACTTTGAGATTGAGCCACTAACCGTCATTGCGGACATTCTGCGCCGCGTGGCGTGGCGTCTTGAACAAGGCGACCGCAGCGCAAGCATCAAGGACCACAACGGCAATACCATCGGTGAATTTAAGTTCACCGAATAGGACCAAAGGCAGACTCCAACCAAAAGGACCAAGGACCATGTGGAAATTTTACGACGCTTTCACGCAACGCAGCGAGGGTTACCAGCCGCAGCAAGGCCCGATGCCATTAAAGCGCTGGATAGCGGACGGCAAGCGCCACAAGCTGCACTACCGCGCACCCAAGCGCCCGAAAGTCACGCCAACCACCGACTCGCAATTTGAGCGCAAGGCCGCCGACTATGCGCGGTGGCTGGCCAAGCGCGACGGGATTGTGTTGCCTAACATATACAGCGTTAGCGTGATCTGGTCAGGTGTGAATGCCAGACGGTCAACCGGCCGCACTTTCTGGGACAAGCGAATCCGCGCCGTCAAATTTGGCGACGTTACTATCGACCTGCCTAACTGGGACTTCATACCGGAGTCCTTGGCAGAGTCGGAACCACTGCAAGAGGCGGCCTAATCAGTCGCTATCGCAGCACGGCCGCGCAGGTACGCCACACCCTGCCGGCCGTGTCACGATGGCGATTGTGCCGTCAACCAACCAAGGACCAAGACAATGGCAAAGCTTATTCTATCGACGCACAACAACAGACATTTCCGAGGCGGTCGCGGCAAGCCAACTTTTACTTGCGCGATTTGCGAACGGCTGACGCGCGATACAGGTCAAGGCGTCGACCATCTTTGCCACGAGTGTTACGATATCTGCGGAATCGACAACAGGATTAACGACGGCGGCAACAGCGCCGAAACCCGCGCCAAGTATGCGGACGAAAGCGACCGGCTGCTCGCCAAGATCGTGAAGCTCGGCGGCAACGGCGAGCGGGTCAAAAAGCAAAACAGTTTTGTATGGCCGGGCAAATGACCGCGAACCAATACCGCGAAGTTTACACGTTCAACGCCGCCGGCTTCCATCCCGTTCGTTAACGTTTAGTCCACATAGCCCTATTGCCACCATGGCAATAGGGCTATATACCCCGCAACCGAGGACCGTCATAGACACAGAAAGCAGACTATGAACAAACGTGAATTCCGTGCCGTGCTCAAAGAACTAGGCCTTGGCACAGCAAGCCAAGCGACCGTTCGCGCGCTTGGCGTGACCGTCACGCAGATTCAGCGGCTGGCATCCGGCCGGCAACGTGTCACGCGCCAGCTAGAACTGTTGCTGCATATGTATCGCAAGCACGGCATCCCGAAACAAGTACCCGGAGAATAGGACCATGACCATTGCGATGGATAAGGAAGCTGTCAGGACCACATTCTATGAAAAAGTGTTGGAAGGTCTGGACGAGGCCGCGCGCCGATGCTTTGCGGACTTCAAATTGAGTGACAGCCCCGGAGCAACGGACGCCGACTTGCCGGCACTGTTCGCCGCCATCAATGAGCAAATCGAGCGGATATGCGCCCGCCTCGATGTCGTGCTGATCGATGACCTTTCCGAACTGCATGAAACACCATGACAAACGCTTTCCTGCCAATGGCCGGCATCATCGCCATTGTGCTGTGGATCATCCTTGATGATGCGTTCTAACCAACCAAAGGACCAAACAAATGATTCTGATTCTCCTGCTAGGCCTGCTGGCTTGGCTCATCATCCACATCGTTGTTTGGTGGATCACCAAGGAGTCGGCGTGATGGACTGGCTTATAGTGCTTGCCGTTTTGTACGGCCTTTATTGGCTGGCCAACAAAATGATTGACGTTTTTTGTAACAGCAAAAAACAAATCGCGCAGTCAGAGGAAGCCGGGCGGCTGGTGCGCGAGCAGCGCCAGCGTGTCATGGATGAACGCAGACGTTGGGAAGCCGAACACCCGGAGGAGGTGAAGAAAATACGAGAAGCGGCAGAGAAAGAGGAGCGATTCCGCCTCGACTGCAAAAGCGCACCGTGGGTATGACCATGACTAAAGCCGTCATTGCCTACTATCGGGTATCGACGCAGAAGCAAGGCCGCAGCGGGCTGGGCTTGGAAGCCCAGCGCGCGGCGGTGTTGCGTTTCATCGAAGCCGAACAACTAAAGCTGCTGGCGGAATTCACAGAGGTTGAAACGGGCAAAGGCTCAGACGCCCTCGACCGACGCCCGCAGCTTGCCGCAGCCATGCAGGCAGCCAAGAAGCAAGGCGCGTCGATTGTGGTGGCCAAGCTCGACCGCCTTTCCCGCGACGTTGCGTTTATATCGACGCTGATGGTCCGCAAGGTGCCGTTCATCACGGCAGAGCTAGGCACACAAGCTGACCCGTTCATGCTGCACATCTATGCCGCACTGGCAGAACAGGAACGGCGCATGATTAGCCAACGCACCAAGGCCGCGCTAAAGGCCGCCAAGGCGCGCGGAGCCAGAATCGGAACGCCGGACTTTGGAGCAAAAAACAAAAAGGCCGCAGCCAAGCGCGCGCTGGAACTAAAACCCGTCTTTGTTGAACTAGCAGAATTGAGCGCCAGACAAATTGCGCTGGAATTAAACCGTCGCAAGGTTGCGACCCCGACCGGCGCGCCATGGTCCGGTAAGACCGTTAGCCGGGTACAGGGGCGGCTGTAGTCTCTGCCAGCACACGCCACATGAACACAACACCGTCGCCGGCGTAGCTCGACAGAAACTTGCGTGCTTCGCGGTGCCTGTTCACGCGTTCCCATGCCTTCTTCACTGAAGCTTCGCGCTTGTCCGGGTCGCCCGTCGAAGGATATTTGCGGATGAAACAGTCGCGCACATAGTTGTCCTCGACACAGCGCATGATCGGATAACCCGGACCCGGTGCCATCATCTTGCCGTTGCTGGCCAGTGCATCATCGAGCGCGGCCAGCAATGGCAGGATGGCACCGTTCGGGCGGCCAGTGCGATTGTGGATAGTGATGTCGTCCCACTGCACCGTCATTTCATGGATAACCTCACCGCGTTCGTTACGCCCCATTTCAATCGGGGATAGCCTAAACGGTATTTCATCGCCGGCCGCCCCGCCCCGCATCTTGCGGATTGCCAGCCGCGAATTACGCAGCACGCCGGTTTGGCTTTTCTCACCGAGCACTGAGAGCACAAAGTCGGCGCTGGCTTCCTTGGCACTCGACCCGCGCACGCCACGGTTTTCATCCTTGCCGAAGTGATCGACCACCAGCACGGTAGCGTCCGTTGCTGCTGACAGACGAGCAAGCAGATTCATAACCCGCTGCGCTTCGCTGGCATCGTTTGCATCTTTGAAGTCGGCGGCAGCGTTGAGCGTATCGACTGCAATCATCACTAGGTCGCAGTCGAATTGCTCGCGCAGTTCATGCTTCATGCGCTCGCAGAAATTAAACATTTCGGTATAGGCATTGTCCGCAGTCAGGCGCGGCACGTTTGTAATCCACTTGAACGGCAGCCGCTTCATGTCCTCACCCGACTCCGAGAACCAAGGCAGAATCTTTGCCTTGCGTAGTCCCTCCCAGCGCTTGCGTATCTGGCTTGGCGCTTCAGCGGCGAACAGGATGACGCCGCCCACTTGGTCAACGGGTTTGTTGGCAAAGTCGCGTTGCAGAATCAGACACTGCACCAGATCGAGCACGGCAAACGTCTTTCCCATGCCGGACGCCCCGGCCATCAGACCAACGCCCAGCTTGGGCACGATGTTTTCAACCAGCCAGCCTTGCGGTGGAGTTTCATCCGGGTCGCCTTCCCACTGGCCTTTGTATTCGTCCGCCATCCACGGCTTGTCGTGACCGTTGGCTTTGCGCGCCCATGAAATATCAGGCTTGTCGTGCCGCGAATTCTTTTCGACGTAGGGCCGGATTTCTTTAGCCATGCAGGAAGTCGGCGAAGTCGCAACCTTCGTCCTCCGGTGTTCTGATGATTGCGGTGCGCCCGGCATCGACAAAGCGCGAATAGCACTGCTCTGCCGCGTACAGGCCGGCAGCGTCGTTATCGGCCCAGATACAGATGCCACCTAGCCCGAAGATCACCGGGAACGACTGGATAGCGCCGGCGCTGCCTACCGCCCAGATCGGTTTGATGCCAGACGCCAGCAACGCCAGCCCCGTTTCAAGGCCTTCGCAGATATTGAGGCAGTCGCAGGTAGCCAGATCGCTGGCGAATGTTTCGGCCCTGCTGGTCAGCTTCATAGCGCAGCCGCCGACCGGGCCGAGCATCATGGCGCAGTCCTTGGTGGCGTCTTTGGTCAGGAACAGCCGGTGAATTGCTTTCGGCCTGTCCGTTTCATCGTCGCGAAACAGTGCAATCAATGCCGGCTGGGTGCCGCCGGCGCGCGGGCAATGCGGATGAAAGCGAACATCAGCGACATCGTAAGGCAGCGCCAGATCACGGCCGCGCAGATACCGCTCCCCGGCTGTCGAATAGGACGACACCGTTTCTCGCCAGATTTTCATAGCCAGATCGGACGCCGGCGCCGCCAGCGGCCTGTTCTCGTAGTGCTTGGCCCACTTGCGCGCATCGACCATTTCGTAGCCGGGAGTCTCGCGGCTCTCGTTATCGAGGCGGCAGCGTTCCCTTGCGTAGTTTGAATCCCAGAGGCCGCGCCGTTTGAGCACGGCGATGACATCGCGCGGATCGCAGCCAGCCATGCAGCGCACTTGCACGGCTTCGCGACCGTCGAACACAATCAGCGACGGCGAGCGATCTTCATGCGCCGGACAACAGCACGCCCACTGCCGGCCGGAACGTTTGCCACCAAGCGCCAGTGCGATTTGTTCTGCGTTCATTTGACCAAGACCCACACCACCGCCAACCGCGCAGCCTGTGTTAGCTCTCTACGTTCGCTGTCTTTGACGCGGCCCATTTGCGTCAACTCAATTCGTCGCGGCCGGTAAGTATTTTGTGCCATGTCCAACAGGCGCGCGACGCGTTCATCGCTGCCGCCGTCAGGGTGTTCGGTCATCCAGCCGAGAATGCGCCGATGCAGCGGGCCGATATGTTTTCTGATCGAAACGGCCGCGTCACGGCTGGTTGCACTGTGACGCTGGTGCGGCGGGTCGCCATCGTAAAGGTCATAGTCGCCGAACAGGTCGGCTTGCTTGCCCGTCATACCGACACACTGGCCTTTACGGCGCCCCATGCTTTGAGTTTGTTGATGGCGTCCTTGTAGTTGTCGCACCAGAAATACGGGTAGCCGTTGAGCACGCAGAATTCGGAGAAGGATTGTTGCCAGTCAGACAGCTTGCTGCCTTGGCGCTTCAATTCCAGAAAATGCACGCCGCCGAATTCATGCAAATCCTCAAATGTCTGGATTGGTGCCAGCAGAATAAAATCTGGCCAGCCGACTTGCACGCCCATGCGCTTTAATCGCATCGCCGTTGCCGGGTGCCGGTACTCGCCGGCCGGGAAATGCGACCAGCGCCAGCCCGGCATCTGCCAGCGGCGCAGCGTGTCGGCGACCATGCAGTGCGTGACGTACTCTTTGGCCGGCGGTGATTTCACGCCGCGCTGCCGTTTGCTTTTGAACAGCGACAACTGCGCCATGCGGCTTCCCCGTTAAGCCGCAGCGCTGTTTTGTTCTGGTTCAAAATCCCAAATGGCGCGCGGCGCATCAAAGCCGCGTGCGCGCAATTCCTTCCGCATGGTCGGCCAGAATCGAGCGGGGAACTTGCCCTTCTTGTCGCGCCAGTAGCAGATTTGCGGCGGCGACCGACGCACCAGCCGGCCTACGGAACTGGGACCACCGAGCGCGACCACCACGGCCGCAATGCTTGAAAGCTGTTTTTTCGGTTTTCTCATTGAGAATGCCTTTTGTAATTGGCACTCTCACCGTCGCGATGTTTACACAGACCAGCAATGTTTCATTTTGTGCTATTTTGCATCACCGTTTTGTGAGCGATGAAACGTTTTGACGCAGCATGATGCAGAATGAAACACACTTGCCCCTACCAGTTACCGCCGAGCGGTTTATGGTCTGTCACGCATTCATCAGAAAACTGTTGCACTGATTTTTTTACAGTTTAACGTTTTGTAATTAGCACTTTCTAACTAGCCACATCTTTGAATCCCGATTTGACCCGGCAGAGTCCGTTGCAGGGAGTAAGCAGTGCTGACCCAAACGCAACTTAAAGCGCGTGAGAACAGGTTAACCGCATCAGTCGCCCCGGTGGTCATGGGCGACGACCAAGCCAAGCTGACCGAACGCTGGAAAGTTGCTATCGGCGCCATGCCGGAACCTGACCTGTCGGACGTGTGGGCGGTGCAATGGGGATCGCACGGCGAAACGTTCACCCTCGACTGGCATGAACGCAAAACAGGCCAGCCGCTGACCGAGCGCGGCGTGTTTTGCCCGCATCCGACGCTGCCCTATATCGGTTGCACGCTCGACGCCTACCGCGCCTTCGACGATTGCGTGCTCGACTGCAAAGTCAGTTCCAGCTTCAACCCGCTCGACGACATCATCGAATACTACACGCCGCAGATCATCGTGCAGATGCGCTGCCGGCAAGCGGCGCGCGGCGCACTTCTGGTTGTCCATGGCACGGCAGCCCCGCGCGAACTGGAAATCGAGGCGGACCCGGAATACGAAAAGGAACTGTGGGAGCGCATGGCGGCGTTCTGGCTGTGCGTTGAAACGTTGACCCCGCCGGTGGCACTCCCCAAGGCCATCCCGCCGTCGCAGTGGCGCAAGATCGTCCTCGACCCCGACAATGAGGGCGTGTGGCCGAACTGGGGGCAGGACATGGCGGCGTGCTTGCGGGTGTGGAAGCACACCAAGGCGCACGCCGATATGTACGCCGAAGCCAACAAGGAATTGCGCCAGATCATTCCCGACGATGTCGGGCTGATCGAGTTTGAAAATGTCCGCGTCATCCGCAACCGCGCTGGCGCCATCACCGTGAAGCGAGGCTAACCCATGTCCCTCCCCGCGCTTGTCCCGCAGTCGCTGCATGAAGCCATGGAGCTTGCCGACCAGCTTGCCAGTAGCCGGCTGATCCCGAAGGATTTCAAAGGCTCACCGCCCGACATTCTCAGTGCCATTTCGCTGGCGCAGCGCTGGCAAATGGACATCTGGGCGGTGATGGAGCATGTGTCGATTATTCAGGGCAAACGCTTCATCGACGGGCAGATGGCGGGCGCGCTTATCAATGCGCTGGCCAACGTGCAGCGGCCAATCGTTCACACCTACAGGGGCGAAGGCGACGACCGCACCGTCACGGCTTCCGCGACATTCAACGGGGAGACTAAGCCGCGCGAAATCGAGGTGCGGCTGGGTGACGCCCGAACGCCCAACAGCGCTTGGAAAAAACAGCCCGACCAGCAGCTTGCCTATACCGCCAACCGGGTCTGGGGCCGCCGCAACTGCCCGCAATTGTTTGTGGGCATCCATTTCAAGGGCGAGCACGTCATCGAACTGGACGCCACCGAAGTCCCCACCACCGAACTGCCGCAACTGGCGCAGCCGATTGCACCGGAAGCCGACCCGGAGACTGGCGAAATCGGGCCGCGCAATCTGGCCATCGGCGATCAAGAGGAATGGCTGGCGTGGGGTCAGCGTTTCATGGCGGCCATCGGCGCGGCGGAAACTGAGGAGGACATCAAGCTGTGGCGCGAACACAACGCGGCCGAACTTGAACTGATGGCGACCGATGAGCCGAAGCTGTTTGAAAAGATGATGCTGTACGTCCACAAGCGCGCCGACAAGTTGAAGCCAAAGGAGAAGGCAAAGCCCAAGGAGGAGGTGCCGCCGTGACCAAGCGCAGCTTCAACACCCTCATCACAGACATGCGCGTGCTGTGCAAGGACAAGGACGTTGACGATGTCTTTCTCGCCGCCTTTGCCTTGCTGCTCTCAAGTGTGCATCAGCGCACCGATAACAAAGAGGACGCATTGCGGATGCTCGACTATGTGGCGGCCGGAATGAAGGAGGCGATGGAAACGGATTACGACAGAGCCTGTGAGGAGGTGACGTATGGCGCGCACACCCAGCACTGAAGGAAGGGCACTGAAGCTCAAAGATTTGGCAATCCGCTGGGGCGTGTCGCGTGCAACGGTTTATCGCTGGCGCCGCGACCGCGAAATCCCGCCCGGCGACATCGGTCCACGCCGGCGCATCTATTCCGAGCGCTTGGTAGAGCGGATTGAGGACAGCCGTGTTGTCGAGGACGCGCCGCGCAAGCGTGCCGTGAGCTACGAATTTGACAAGTTGCTGGCTACAGCAGTTTTTGAAACGGGAGTAGCGCACTGATGAGCGACCAGACCATCGCAGCCATCGCCCGCCGGGTTGCCGTCAATGCGGCGATCAACGGCTACGAGCGCCGGGACAACAGCAAGATTGAATACCTGCAAGCGCTGACCGAACTGTGTGCGGCTGTAAAGGCGGAACAAGATGAGCAACTCCCTCGACAGTAGCGGCGTGCTGCTGCATCCGAAGGGCTATTTGGTGGTGCGCGACGGCATCGAGGTGTCGCTGTCGCCGATGCAGTACCGGATGTTTGAAATCATCGCTGGCTCAACCATCGGCGTGTCGCCAGAGGCTTTGTTTGAACGCATCTACACCGGCATGCACACCCCGATGCAGGGAAGCCGCTCTATCCACATTCAGCGCATCCACGCCAACAAAAAGCTGCAAGCCATCAAGGTGCGGATCACGTCGAACCGGCGCCATGGCGGGCCGGGCAGCCTCTACAAGGTGGAGGCCGCATGACGACCGTGCTGGCAGTATTCGACCGCAACAACCGCTGCATCGGCTTATGCGACGCGCGCTGTCACAATGCGACGCCACCATCCGAATTAAAGAGCGGCAAGCACAAGATGGTCTGCCGCTGCATTTGCGGCGGTGCCAATCACGCTGGCGGGACAGCCAAGGCCATCAGGAACCATGAACGACTGATCGGGCGCAGCGAGGCCGAGCGTCATGTGTTTGCGTGCGACCGTGGCCTTAATCCCGGCGATCTGGTGGTGATCGACCGCTTGCAGTTCAAAAGCCCGTACACGGCGCGCCGCATGGCGCGCGTACATTTTCAGAAGCGCAAGCTGCAACCAGACGACCTTTTTGACAGGCAGAGTCTGAGAGTTGACCGTATTCCTCGCAACCCACCCACGGTCAGCCCCGGAGGGACCGAGCCTGTTGAGAACGCGCGGCGGGGCTGTTCCAAACACCCCCCGCCCCGCGACTCGTCCGGTTAGGGCTTTTAACATTTTGTGAAATCGCGTAAAGGAGGTGCGTCGATGACGGGGCTAACTCTATCGCCCGAACAGACTGCCAAGGAATTGACCATCAGCACCAAGACGCTGATGCGGCACGTTCGGGACGGTGAAATTTCCTACATCGAAGTCGGGCGTGGTCGCAAACGGCGTGCAATCCGCTTTGCGGCATCCGACATCACCGCGTTTATTGATAATCACCGAAGGACCAAACCATGTCTGTCCAAACAAGAGGGAAAGGCGGGACGTATCACTACGCATTCCGCCTTAAGGGTTTACGATTTCATGGATCGACTGAAACGACCGACCGCGCGCAAGCCAAAAAGTTTGAGAAGGCCGCGCGGGACCAAGCGCTAAAGGACATCCTCACGGCGAAGGAACAGAACAGCCGGCCGTTGACGTTGACGGCGGCCTTTGACCGTTTCTGGGAGGAAGTCGGCCAGCACTACGGCGGCACTTGGGGCAAGACGACATTCACCGCCTTGGCTTGGCTGGTGGATGAGAGAAAAAGCGGCCTTGTGCCGACGACGCTCATCGGCAGACTGACGCCGGCAATGGTGACAACGGCCGTTGCCAGACGCCGGGGCGAAGGGGTTGCCAACTCCACCGTGAACAAGACCGTGACCTTTTTGCTCAAGCAAATCTGGTTGCGCTCGCGCGATCTGTGGGGCCAAACGGTTGAGCCGATGGAGTGGCGCAAACTGAGGCTGAAGGGGACACCGGAGCGCATTACCTCGCTCAAGTCGCATGAGGAGCCGCGACTGATGGCGGCGATGCGGGCTGATTACCTGCCGGTCATTCAGTTTGCGATCAAGTCGGG